GCGGCTTGCCGGCGCATGGGTTGGCCCCCTGCCCCTCGATCAACCCGGGCGGCCCGGTGGTCGACCGGCCAACGCCCTGCACCGGCAGCAGGTCGGCGGCGAAGTCCGGATCCAGCGTGGAGAGCGGCACGCCCAGGGCCTTGGCCAGACGACGGACCTTGTCGGCTTTCGGTTGACACCTGCCAGACTCGTATTCGGATATCTGAGACTGAGAGACGTGGGCACGCCATGCCAAGTCCATCTTGGTATAGCCGCGCAGTTCGCGGGCGCGCTGTAAGTTGTCTTTGTTGAACGGCATAGGCTCACTTCCTACCGGGAAGATACACCGCAAGCAAAAAAAGTGCAAACCGGGGATTGACTGCATCGAAAAGTCGATGTACCGTAAGAGTAACAGCAGGAGGTACGGTATGGCGAAGCGAGACAGGCCGGGCAAGGTGTTCGTGGGCATGTACCTTGAGAGTGAGTTTGCGGGGTACGTGAAGGCTGAAGCCAGGCGGCGCATGGTCCCGGTATCCGGGCTGGTGCGTCAGAGCCTGGCCTTTTTTTTGGGTCCGTGCATCGAAAAGTCGATGCCGGCGGTGGCGGGGGAGAAGGAGGCAGGGCGATGAGCAAGGCCAAGGTCTTCGTGGTGCCCACTGTCGCAAAGCTGACGTTCCAGTCAGCACGAGACAAGGCGCTGGCAAAAAAAATCCTGACGCACTTCCGTCCTCGCGGCCATTCGGCTCTGCAGAGTTTCTTGACCGAACTGCAACGCTGGGACAAAGAACGGGCAAGAATTGCCGGTCATGCAATGCTGGACCTAGGAGCACAGATACTTGGGTACCGGCGGACGCCGCCGGCGGGGGCGAGTCAGGCGGGAGAGGGGGGGCGGGATCGGTGACTGAGCACACTCACGCTTGGGATTGGCCCTCGCGGGCGGAGGTTGTCCGCTTCAATAAGGCGCTGATTCTCCAGAACAAGGCCCTGATTCGCCGCAACAAGCTCCGCATTCGCCGCAACAAGCTCCGCATTCGTCGCCTGGAGGCGCAGATTTTCGGCCTTCATTTCTGCTATGTCGCGCTCAAAGCGTTGAACAAGCTCCGCCTTTTGCGCAAGCACCCACTGAAGTTCCTGTTGAAGAAGCGCAATCTGAGCGCGCCGTGTGGAGCCGGAAAAGAAGTCGTCGATACGGGTGACAATCCAGTCGAACATGGTGGGGTCTCCCTAAGTACGGAAGGTAACACGGCGACCAGGGAAGTCCAGGCGGGGTCTGAGAACCGGGACGGGAGGGTGTGAGCCGATGCGCACCAAGCGATACAAGGTGGTCGGCACGTTCGGCTTGACCACAGCAGTGTTCTCCCGAAGTACCGGCCGGATGATGTTGATCGTGGACGACCGGCCGGACCTGGTGACGGTGAAACCGCACCCCAAAGCGCCCGAGTACAAGCGGCTGCTGAGGTACGAAAAGGATTTCACCGCGGGCTGGCGTCCCGGCGACGTGTACCGCCCAGGCCAGAGCCCCATGCTTGACCTGTTCGAGCGCAGCCGCTGGGCTGACTACTATCCCGACAATTTGGAGTTTGCCAGGTGACCACGGGTCAAGCCCGTGGGATGCAACAGAAGGAGGCAGGGCGATGAAGACGTACGCAGAGTCGAGACGTTTGATTGCAACCGCCACCGAAATCTTGGCGGGCAAACCGGTGTCGTACCGTCGCGTTCTTTCCGAAAAGGATCAACGCATAGCGTTGCAATTCGCCCGGCACTTTGCCGGGCGAACGGCCGCCGAGCTTGATGCGGCGTTTTACGAAGCGCGCGACCGGTGGTTTGTGAGAAGACTGGAGCTCAGTCCCGAATACGAGGAAGCGCGGAAAGAGCTTTCCCAATCTCTCGTGTCGCGTTCGCGTAAGCGGGTGGGGCGCACTCCTGCCCTTTCTCGGAAGCCCTGATGTGCAATATGAGCAGTTCGAGGGTAGCGAGTTGGGCGGCTTCGATGTTGGCGAGGCGTGTTTCGATGACAGACAGGCTTGAAGACATGGCGTGTTTCTCCCGGGCTGCTCGCGTCACGGCCGGATACCGGCGCGGGCGGCCCCTTTGCTGTGCGGAAGGTAGTGCGAAACGGACCACGGGACAAGCCCATGGGATGCAAGAGAAGAAGGAGGGCAAGGAGCATGAAACGGTGTGACGGTGGCGGGATGCCGGCGACGGGAGTGAAGATAGAGGACGCATCGAGGTTGACCGGGCTGACGATCAGCCAGTTGCGGTGGCGGGTGCGACGGGACCTGATCCGACACCGGCGTGCGGGCCGATACGTGGTGTTTCACCCGGAAGACATTGCGGCGCTGGCGGGGTCAATGTGGACGGGGCGTCCGATTGCGGCAGTCCCGGTCGGGCTGCAGGAGAAGACGGCATGATCACCCAGACGCTGCAGGAGCACCTGTTACGGCCGTGGCGGCCGGGCTGGGCGTCGGACGTTGCGTGGTTTGCGCGGACCATGTGGTCCGCTCTGTGGGAGTAAGACGAAGAAGAACAGGAGGACTTATGTGGATCGCGTTACCGAGCAGTGAGAACTTGAGGGGATGTGGCATGCGGCTAAACGACAATATTTCGCTGGCCATCAAGGCCATCAGATTAGGGGTAAGAGTGGACATTACGCTCGGGGACGAAGTCATGTCTACGTTGCGTTGGAAGCGGGGGGACAGGGTCAACTGCGCATGTGATCTGGCGGAAAAGAAACTGTTGCTGACGCGTGTACCGGAAGGTCGGTACAAACTTTCCAATACGTCGGGAACCAAGAATAACCTTTCGGCCCAGCTCAAGATGTCCGCAGGCCCACAAATGACGTCGTGGGCCTGCGCACGCAAAATGGTGTCCTGGGCGGAGAGTGCAGACGGGCTAGTCATTTGCGTCAACAGCACGCGTTCCGTGGTCAAGTAGCTGAGCAAGCCCACGGGTCAAGCCCGTGGCAAACGCAAGGAGGGCAGGACGACATGAGCGAGGACAGACCGAAGTACGAAGTGGACGGGGTGAAAGGCGACGTGGTGGAACTGATCCGGGACCACGACAAGGGCAACGTCGCGTGCGAGATGACCCGCGACCTGGCCGGGGTGATTGAGGCGGTCCTGGAACGCGGGGGCAAGGGCAAGCTGACGATCACGGTCAGCGTGGAACTGGCGGCGAAGTTCGGGGCCCGGGCGATCGTGGTGACGATGGACTACGAGACGAAGAAGCCAAAGCCAGAGCGGAAGGCCGAGTTCCGGTTCGCGACGGATGACGGACGGCTGGTCCATGACGACCCGGACCAGCTTGAGTTCGAGTTGCGCGAGGAGAAGAAGGACCGCAGCGAGGGCGTGACCGTATCGGCCGTGGCCAGCCTGCCGGCGGAGACCCGGGCCACACTGGCCAAGAACATCAAGTAACACCCCACGGGTCAGGCCCGTGGCACAAGACACCCAGGAGGAACGAGGACCATGGACAGCAGAACCGAGAAGACGAACGGGGCGTCGGCGTCGGCGGCGGCGGCCGGTGCGGCCGGGCGCCCGATCAGCGGCGCGCGCGAGCTGGCGGAGTGGGCGGCGGAGCAGGCGCTGAGGGCGGCCGAGTTAAGGGAGGTCAAGGTCGGAACCTGCACTGGCATGGCGCAGGTGGCGGTGTTGCCGGCCGGGCTGCAGGTCGTGAACCTGAAACCGTACGTGCCCGAGGTTCCGGACCGCAAGAGCGGCGACACGCTGCTGTTGACCGTGGAGAGCTTCTGCCGGCTGGTCAATGAGCAGAAGGAGCCTGAGAGCCGCTGCTTTGGCAACCTGACAATGGAACCGTACAGCGTGGTCTGCAGGGTGGACTGGCACGGCGTGACCAGTGAGCCGGCGGGCTGGGACGAGTACACCATCACGCTGCAGTTGCGGGCATCGAAGGAGTTCAAGGCGTGGGCCGCGATCAACGGGAAGATGATGCGCCAGGGCGAGTTTGCCGAGTTCCTGAAGGACAACCGCCTGGACATCACGGAGCCGAACGGCGCGGAGGTCCTGGCCCTGGTGCAGAACCTGGAGACCACAAGCGAGCGGCGCTGTGCCGGGAAGCTGCCGACCAACAACGGTACGTCGATCCGGTTCGAAGAGGACACGCGCACGAGCGTGAACGGGAGCACGGTCACCATCCCTGACCGCCTGGAGCTGCGGTTTCCGCTGTTCGACGGCGGCACGCCCATTCCCATGGACGCGGACTTCAAGCTGCGGGTGCACGAGGGGAACCTGACGTTCGGCGTGCGGCTGATCGGGATTGACCGGACCGTGCGCGCCGCGCTGCTGGCGGTGGCGAACCAGATCCAGGACGCCACGGAGATTCCCGTCTACGTCTGAGGCGATCAACGGCGGGCGCCAGCCATTCCCCCCTTCTTCCCCTGGCGTTCGCCCCTTCTACCGGGCGCCGTGTCTCGCGCAGTCCTGCTCGAGTAGTGCCGAGCGGCGACAGGCGGCCTGGCCGGGTGGCCAGGTGAACAACGGCACAACCAGGATACGGCGCCCGGTAGAAGGCACGAGACGGAAGACTCTGGAGCGGCCCCTGGAGACACCACGCAATGGCTGAGAAGCTGCCGTACTGGAAGCACTACCCGACTGACTACCTGGCGGACACGCGCATGCTGACGCTGGAGGCGCGCGGGGCGTGGATGGACGCGTTGTGCGAGATGTGGCACGCCGAGTACAGGGGTGAACTGCGTATGCCGGTAACGGTGTACGGGCGGCTGTGGGGGTGCGGCGTGGACCAGGCGGCGGTGATCCTGCTCGAATTGCTGTCCTACGGCGTGGCATCGGGCGCAGTGAATGACGAGGACTACGATGGGGAAGGTAACGCGCCGGTAACACTGCTACCGGGCGACACTGTCACGCTGGTTTGCCGGCGCATGGCACGAGAGGACGACGGGCGCAGAAAGACGCGGTTCAGGGTCCGCAAGTTTCGCGAGAAACGGCGCTATGAAACGCCCGAGAAACGCGCCGGTAACACACAACCGGAGTTACCGAGTAACGCCGATGAAACGCCGGTGAAACAGGAATGTAACCCCCCTCGCGCGCGGAATTACCCAGAGGCCAGAGGCCAGAGGCCAGAAGAAATACACACTCCCTCTGTAGTCTCCCCCCCTGCCGTTACGCCAGGCCCAGAGCCACTGCCAGAGGCCAGAGGCCAGAGGCCAGACGGGGAGTGTGAGAGAGAGTGTGTGAGTGCAACTCCGCCCGCTGGCAACGCTGCAACCCCTCCCGAGCAGACCACGGGTCAAGCCCGTGGCATACCCGAGCCGGCGACGCTGTACACGGACACGGAAAAGGCGCTGTTCCAGGCATGCCGTGTCGGGTGGGGATTCGTGCCGCAGGACTGGGAAGACCCGGAGAAGCTGAAGGCGGGTACATCGAGCTGGCCGGCATGGAGGAAGTTCCTGGCAGATGCAGAGGTGACCGCGGAGCAGATCACGAAGGCCATCCGGTGGTACCGCGACAACAAGAAGAAGTTTCCCCCGACGCTGAGCGAAATCCGCGACTGGCTAAAACGACACCAGACCAGGAAGGGACAGTCATGAACTGCCCTGAGAACATCGAGACGTTGATAGGCACAGCGAGCCGGGAACTGGCGTTGCGACGCGTGATGTACCCGAAGTGGGTCCGAGAAGGGAAGATGGACGCTATCCACGCTGACAAGGAGACCGTGAACCAAGTCGGGATCCTGAACTTGCTGAAGTCGGTCCGGGACGAGTTCGGGCATCAGGGACAGTTGCCGGGTCTCGAACGTGATGAGAATCGGGAAGGACGAGTCTGATGTCGGTCAGAATGGCAATCATCCCGGACAGTCTGGCGCGGTGCATGTCGAAGGAGGACCGCAAGGCCTGCGGCCTGTGCAGCCCGGAAGAACGCCACGCGGCCGGCGTGGCCCGTAGAGAGCGGACGTTGCAGGGGCAGTGTGAAACGTGGTTGCGCCGGAACGGGATTGAGTACCTGCACCTGTCGCCGCACGCACGGGAGAAGGCTGGGTGGCCGGACCTGGTCTTTGCGTTTCAATCGCCTTTCGGCTGCCAGGACGGTACCACCGCAAAGCCCGGGCGCAAGCGCTGGGGCGTTCCGTGGGCCATCGAGCTGAAGGTCCCCGGCGGCCGGCTCACAGATGCCCAGATGCGGCGGCTTGAGGCCTTGGAGCGGAATGGCTGGCGGTGCGCGGTGTGCTGGAGCTATGAAGAGTTTCTGGCGACAATCGCAAAGTCACAGGACCTGAGCTGCGGGAGGCGGAAATGCGACAACCGGAACTGACACTGGCGGGGCGGACGCTGGGAATTGAGGCGGCGCGACGCCGGCGTGTTGAGGCGCGGCAGATCGGGCTCCGGGTCGACGTGCGGGCCGTGGTGAGCGCGTGCCTGGAGGCCGAGCCGCTGTGGCCTGCTGGCCGCCGTGACCCGACGGTGCGGCAACAGTTTGCCGTCACCTGCGAGGTCCGGAACCTGCTGAAACAACTGGTATCGAAAGGACAGAACGCATGAAGTCACCGGCAGAAATGCAGATCATCCAGATCGAGATCACCAACGCGTGTCCGTCTCAAGCGCCTTTCGGCTGTGCGAACTGTACACGCTTCGTGGGGCATCACAAGAAGCCGTTCATGATGGACTGGGACACGTTCAAGCTGGCGGTGGACAGTCTGCGGGACTTCCCGGGCATGGTCGGGATCATGGGCGGTGAACCGACGCTGCACCCGGAGTTTGAGCGGATGGCCCGGTACCTGGAGCAGGCGCGCCCGGAAGCGGTGGCGCCAGTCGCTGACGCTCGCGGCGCCAGGAGTCCGAAGCGGCGCGGAGCGGAGAAGCCGACGAAACAGCCCGGCACGCCAGCAGTTGGGGACCCGATCGGGGACATCGGCGAGTACCGCAACCGGTACTGGTCGGCCCTGGCGGGGCGGAAGCGCGGGTTATGGACGTCGCTGGGCGCGGGGTACGTAGAACACTTCGAAGTGATCCGGGACGTGTTCCGGTACCAGTGCGTGAACACGCACCAGCACCCCGGCGAACACCAGGCGTTGCTGATGACACGGAAGGAACTGTCTCAATCGCCTTTCGGCTCAGCACGGAACTTAGCAGATGACGCGGAGTTCGCCAAGCTGCGGGACGCGTGCTGGATACAGAACCTATGGTCCGCCTCGATCACACCGAAGGGGGCGTTCTTCTGCGAGGTGGCCGCGGCCCTGGACATGCTGACGGGCGGGCCCGGCGGCTGGCCGCTCGAGTCGGGATGGTGGCGGCGGCGGCCGGCGGAGTTCGGAGAACAGCTCCAGTGGTGCGAACTGTGCAGCGGTTGCCTGGCCGTGCCGCGAGTGCGGGCGAACGCAGACCACGACCTGGTGTCGCCGGACTGGGCGCGACGGTTGCAGGAGTTGGGCAGCCGCAAGCTGGCGGCGGGCAAGGTGGACGTGTTTGACGTGACGACGTATGACGCATCGAAGTACGTCAGGAACACGAGCGACGCCGAGTGCTACCTCCCGGCCGGGGACAACTCGGTCCGCGTGGGAACGGACGTCACGGCGGGCATGCGAGTCCGGTACCTGGAAGCGGTACTGGTGTGCGTGGGATACGCGCCGGCGCTGGAACGGACGCTGCTCTACACCATGACGGAGTGCGACCGCGTGACGGTGGTCACGACACCGGAGGACACGGCAACCAAGCAGGTCGTGGCGACGCTGGGGGCTGACCTGGTGGTATCGCCGCGCCGGCACGAAGGGGGCGCAGAGTTCAACAAGGGCGCCATGCTAAACGACGGGTTCCGGGCGATCTACGATCGACACCGCAGCGACGGCGGCGAGGTGCCGTGGATCCTGGTCACGGACGCGGACATCATTTTGCCCGAGGGTTGCGGTGGCATGATCCGGGGCATGATCCTGAACCCTGGTGTGCTGTACTACGCGGAGCGGTCTCAATCGCCTTTCGGCTGGACACAAGATAGCTGGGACCTGGACGGGTGGCTGCTCGAGTACGGCCAGGACCGGAGCATGTCGGACCGGCTGAAGCTGACCGACCCGGCAACGAACGCGCGGCCGTGGGGATACTTCCAGCTCTTCAATCCTCGCGCCGCGGCGCTGGCGACACTGGCGGCCCCAGCCTGGTACTCTGAGGCATTCGGGACAGCCGGCGGCGTGGACAACCATTTCCAAGGGCACTGGGACCGCGAGAAACAGTACCTGCTGCCGGTGCGGTGCGTGCACCTGGCGCACGGGACGCAGATCGGCGTGAACTGGCGCGGGGTGGACGCCGCGCCGACCCCGGAACGGCAAGCGCGCCGTATCCAGGGCGGCTGGACGCTGCTGGGCTGGATCGACCACAACGGGTTCCACCGGCAGAGCCCGGACCCGGACAGCCCGCGCGGATACTACCGGCTGGTACGGGTCGACACGGCCGAGTACGTGCTGACGCCGCGCCGGGCCAGGCGTACGCGGTGGGTGTGCGAGGAGGACACAGGCTTCGGGCGCGTGAAGCGGATCGGTATCTGGGGCGCGCTGGGTATGGTGCGGATCTCGCGCGAGACGCGGGACGACTGGTCGGGCTGGGGCATGGGCGTGGACGAGCACGGGCGCCAGGCGTGGACGTGGGCCGGGCAACCGATCGAACGGACAAACTTCGAACTCTACTGGCGTGAGAACGTTCCGGAGGAGGATACCAGAACGCACGCGGCAGAGGTGTCTCAATCGCCTTTCGGCTTGGCAGGGGACAATAGCCGTGCTGGCGAGGTCGACAAGCTTGCGGTCGTGGTCTGCGCGGTGCGGTTGCACGGTGAGGCGTTACGCTGGGTCGGCTGGACCCGTGAGGTCCTGGAGGCAGTGGACGCGCAACTGTACCTGGTGACCGACGAGCCACAGATGCTCGTGCTGCCCGAGTGGGTGGTTACGGTCAAGTATCAGCCGGCGGCCGGCGAACTGTACAGCCCGGCGCGGGTGTCGAACCGCGGCATTCGTGCGGCATGCGAGGCGGGCTTCGCCCGGATCCTGAAGACGGACATCGACTGCATCCTGGCCGGGCGGCTGGTTGGGCAGTGCCGGGCCCTGACCGGAGACGTGGCGCTGGCGCCATACTACATGATGGCGAAGAGCGTGGACGCCGCAGACATACAGGCGGCAAAGGCGTGGGAGCAGGGCTGCGGTACGCTCTGCATGACGGGCGCGAACTGGAAGCGACTGTGCGGGTATGACGAGCGCATGGAAGGCTTTGGCCGCGAAGACGGCGACCTGGTGACGCGCGCGCGCCTCGCAGGCCTGGACGTGCGACGCGCGCCGGGCCGGGTCTGGCACATCGGCCACGAGAGCCGACAGACCGCGGACTGGTACCCCATGCGCCGTGCCGAGAACATCGAGGCGGGCAAGACGGTGTGGCAGGAGCAGGAACAGGCCAAGGCGTGGGGAAAGGCGGTGGCGCATGCGACCGAGTGAACTGCTGGCACTGGCGGAGACGATACCCGGGTGTCTGTCGCAGATCGAGATGGCGGCGCTGTTGGCGCTGGCCCTGGAGGTCCGGAGCCATCCGGGTGACATTGTGGAGGTTGGGGCGCTGTTCGGGAAGTCGACCGTACTCCTGACGGCAGGGGGGCACGTGACGACGATCGATTGCGGCGGGCCCGTAGTCCAGTGGATGCTGGACGCGAGCGAGCCGAAGCCCACGGCGCAGTTGGGCGATGACGTGACCGCGCACCTGCACCGGTACCTGGAGCCGTTCCGGCCTGGCGTGACGGTAGCGCCCGGACTGAGCGAGCTGGTGTTGCCGACGCTGTCGGACAGGTCTGCCAAGCTGGTGTTCCTGGACGGCGACCATTGCAGCCCGGCGGTTGACGCGGATATCCGCCAGGCTATGCGGCTGGTGCAGCCCGGCGGGATCCTCGTGCTGCACGACTTCCGGACCGTGCCGGAGTACCAGCCGTGGCCGGATGTACAAGATGCACTGTGGCGGGCTATGAGGCAGAACGGTGTCATTACCGAATGGCCTCGCGCCATGTTCGCCGGCCGCATCGGTGCTTGGTATCGACTGGCATGACCACGGGGCAAGCCCGTGGGATGGAGGATCCAGACGGATGTTGCGTGAGTTGATCGAATGGCGGGAACGACTGGCGGCGGGTCGGCTGACCATCACGGTTGACACGGCGGGCGTGACCGTGGACGCGGCCGGCCAGACCGACACCGGTAAGGTCATCGCGCTGATGCGCGAGTACGGACCTCGCGAGGTTGACGGCGTGACGGGGCCGGGCCTGTTCATGCTGAAGTTCGAGAGCGAATGGACACTGCGGCGCCGTGCCGAACAGGCGAAGGAATGTCAGCATGTCTGACCAACGCGAACTGACCGCAAAAGAGCAGCGCTTCTGCTGCGAGCACCTGATAGACGGCAACGGCAGCCGCGCCGCGATCCGCGCCGGATATGCCGTCAAGTCCGCGAGGGTAACGGCGAGCCAGCTCCTAACAAAACCTAACATCCAGGCCGAGCTGGAACGGCTCCGAAAGCAGTCAGAATCCGACGCGATTGCGACGCATGACGAGGTATGCCGTATGCTAACAAACGTTATCCGGTGCAAACTGGCGCACTACGTACGGCCGGACGGCAGCGTCAAGCTTGAAGACCTGACGTCGCCCGGGGTCCAGGAAGTGACGATTGAGGACACGCCGGCCGGACAGCGGGTGCGGGTCAAGCTCCGGGATCCGGTCGGGGCGGCGCATGAGCTGGCGAACATGCGCGGCTACCACGCAGCGGAGAAGCACCAGGTATCCGGCCGCGTGCGCAAGGAGGTGCGTTTCTTTGTACGCCCGCGCCCGCCAGATGCGCCGGCGCCCGCGCCTGTATCGGAACCGGAAGACCAGGAGACACGCGACGGACACCAGCCCACAAGTTGAACTGACCCAACTCGAGGCGACCAGGTCGTACCTGACGCTGATCGAGAACACGCGCCCGATTGTGATCCTCGAGGGCTCGACGCGCTCCGGGAAGACGTGGGCGATCCTGATGTACCTGATCGCGAGCCTATCGGAAGAACGACTGGTCTGCTTCTGCGGCCGCAACGACGGCCGCACGTGCGAGCGCAGCGTGGTGCGCGACTTCAAGACCATCATGGGCCTGATGGAATGCTGGGATTCGACGTGTTGGAATGGGACACTGAAGAAGTACGAATGGAAGCACGGGAGCATCCTGGAGTTTGGCGGCACCAGCGACGTGACCAAGTTACACGGCCCGCAGATCGACATCCTATGGCTGAACGAGGTCATGGAGCAGAGCTACGACGCGTGGAAGCAGCTCACGCAGCGCACAAGCAAGTTGCGAATTCTGGACTTCAACCCGTCCCTTACCCAGCACTGGGTCTTCGAGCGGGTCATGACGCGTACCGGCGAGTTCAGTTACTGCCACACCACATACAGGGACAACCCGTTCCTGAGCCCGGAACAGATTGCGGAGATTGAGAGTTTCGAGCCGACCGCGCGGAACATTGCCCGCGGCACGGCCGATGAATGGCACTGGACGGTCTACGGGCTGGGCAAGCGCGGCCGGCGTGAGGGTGTGATTTACAAGTTGTGGGACAAGGTCGAGACCTGGCCCGACCGGATGAACTGTCAGCGGTACGGGTACGGCCTGGACTTCGGGTACTCAGAGGATCCCACGGCGGTGGTTGAGTGCGCGCTGTTCCAGCATGACCTATGGCTGCGGGAAGTGGTGTACGAAACGGGCCTGCTGGTGACACGGAACGTCTCGAAACCCAGCGAACCGAGCCTGGAAGCGCGCCTGGAGGCGGCTGGCGTGGACAAGAAGTTGCGCATACACGCGGAGTCCGCAGAGCCAGAGAGTTGCCGAGACCTGACGCTGGCCGGATACAACGTGGTCCCGACCGTGAAGAGCCCGGACAGTATCCGGCACGGGATTGACCTGCTTCGGCGGCGGCGGATTCACGTCTGGATGGGCAGTCAGAATGTGCAGATCGAGATTGAGAACTACACCTGGGACCGGAACCGCGCCACGGGAGTGTGGCTCCCGGACCCGATAGACAAGTTCAACCATGCCATGGACGCGGCGCGGTACTGGGCCTTGGCCGAACTGAGACCGCAACGCGACAGACCGGCCGGGCCGGCCCAGGCGCAAACCGTGCTGACGCAACGGGCGGGCGTGCGGATCCTCGCGCCACGGTCGATCAGTGTGCTGCGAGGGAGATAACACCGGGATCAGCGGCGGTACACCGTCCGCTGAAGCCGCTGGTTGTGCTTCCGAATCGAAAGGCGACTGACGATGGACGAAGACATCGAAATCTGTGACGCTGATGGACACGTGATTGAGGTCGTGCGGTGTCTGTCCTGCAGGAACATCGGCCCGGCGCGCGAGATCCTGGACGATGCCGACTTCCCCGACGGGTACCCGGTCTGCGGGGAATGCGGGTGCCAACTAGTCGAGCCTGTCCCACACAACACCGGGCTCATCGGCGGTACCCCGTCCGCTGCAGCGCCCTTGTTGTGCGTTTGTGGTTGTGGCCATTTCGTCTGGTGGGTCAATGAGAACGCGCGCTACTCCTCCTCGACCCCGCGCGAGTGCTACCACCCCGACCGCCACCCGGATGCGCGGTGCCGCAGATGTAACCGCGAGGTGCGGCCGCACAACACCGGGCTCACGGGCCGCTAGGAGTAACCATGGATGACGCGATGAGCAAAGACCTGTGCACGACATTCGGAGCGAGGACCGCTCGCGGTCCCGTGCAGCCGCCTTGTTCTGCGGGTTGGGTCCGGGACCAACTGCCGGACGCGGACATGACCGTCCTCATTCGGTGCAGCGGCGACGAATACCCGATCTGGCCCGCCTTCCACGATGGCGAGGTGTGGTGTGGCGCCGACGGCGCGGAACTGGAGGGGCCGGTACTCGGGTGGATGGAACTCGACGCGGCGGCCAGAATGTTGGACGGGCAGAACACCCAGGCTCACGGGCCGCGACAGGAGTGACCATGGACGCAACCACCAGCACAGTAAGCGGTCCCGTGCAGCCGCCTTGTTCTGCTGACGAATTGTTGTTGACGTGTCTGTGTCTCCGATTTCAGGAGCGCCTACGGTGCGTGCGACGCGCTCAGACACTGTGGGGACACCACCACGACTCGCTCAGCACCGAAGACAGATACTGCATCGCCATGGCCGCCGGGGTCGAGGACGCCACGACTCGGTTTTCGGTCAGGTCCCGCCAGGACGGCGGGTTTGACGTGCTGGTGATGGAGCAGAACACTGTATAGACGGCAGCCGTACTTTTGGCCAGATAGATGGCAGGACCACGGGACAAGCCCGTGGGATGAGCGGAGAGGTGTAAGGCATGGCGCGATTCACATGGCGGCTGGAGACGGACCGGGCGGTACTCGGGGGGATGTACCTGGAGGTTGCGGAACACTACAATTGGGCGGATCTGCTATACGAGCTTGACGCGGAGCGGCTTCCGACCTGGATGGACTGGGTCGGCGCGCGCGCACATGTGTGGGCGGCGTATGACTCGGACACGGGGCGGCTCGGTGGATACGCGATTTTCACGCACTTCATGCCCGACGTCGGCGGCACGTACTCGTGCTGGGCGCACTTCTGCCGGTTGCCGCACGTTCCGGAGCGCGCGGCTTTGGCGGCTGGTCGGACGTTTCTACAAGCCATTTACTTGACAACACCGCTGCATACGTTGTACATTCATACAAGACGCGCGGCAGTCGCGCGTTTCGCGGGACTGCTGGGATTCGAGGTCCGGGAGAGTGGAGGAGAGTACCATGGGTGGCGGCGGCGGCGGCGGGAAAGCACCGGCAGTCAAGCCGGCGGTGGCGCCAGTGGAGGTGGAGACCGCCACGACGCAGGCGGCCGTGGACAACGAGCGGCGGCGACTGGTGCATCGGTACAACCGCGAATCCACCTTCCTGACCCCGATCACCCAGGCGACGCAAGGCAAGACGATGCTGGGTCAGTAGCCCACACGGAGCGGAGTACGCAGCATGGCCGAGGACGCCAAGACGATCCGCGAGACGTTCGACCAGCTCAAGTCTGAACGCGCGCCGTTTGACGCCCTGTACCGGCAGGTCGCGCAGTACACACTCCCCGACGAAGCCTCCATCCCGGAGGCCGGCGGGACAACGGAAGGCCTGGAGCACGCGTACCCGAGCGAGTCAGTAGGGATCCA